CGTTGAAATTGTTTTAATTATATTTTCTGGGTCATCCCCAAAATGTGATTTTACCTTATCAAGATTTCTTAAATCGTCATCCGAAAACCCTATTTGAGGTACAAAATTATTACTAATTTCATTTTTAAGGAATGCTTTCTTTTTTAAGAATTTCGACATTTCTTTAATATAATTAACAAATTCCGTTAATGCGTCAATCTTACCCTGTTCAGGATTAGTTGCTGAACCACTACCATAAGTTACAGGATAAAATTTACATAAATCAAGATATTCCTCAATCATTTCTTTTTTTGACATATCACCATATCCCGCTAAATCACGATATTTTTCTAAATTTTTAACTAATTCATTTGAATTAATACCTTTATGATTACTAGCTATAAAATTATAAACACTATCTTTAATTACTGAAGGTGTATGTCCTCTAGCGGTAACTATTGAAAATATTGACCCATTATTAATTGCCTCAACAAAATCAGGCCATGCTGGTCCTAACTTCGCTAACATCGCATCAACCACAAAGTTTTTATCACCCTCTGTAGTGAAATATCTGAAAGGATTTGACGCAAAACCAACAATAGTATGTCCATCATACTCAAAAGGTTCCTTACTGTCTAAATTACCTCTATAATGAGCAAAATCTTCAGTGCTCATCGGTACTTCATTTCCGTTTTCATCTTTTAAAATGATTTTGGTTGGCATTTCTAAAATATTATCATCCCAATCGAATGCGTAGTATTTCATATCAGGTGTACCTGTATCGTCAAAACCTTCACGTAATCTTTTTCTATTCATTTTATTTTCTTTTTAATATAAATAAGCCGACACTTAAAAAAATGTCGGCTTATATTATTACTTCTTATTAAATATTCTCAAACGATGCTCCCGTCGGTGTAATATAGAATGTAATATCTATAAATTCTAACGACTTAGTTGGTTTGATGTAGATTTTACCTGTCATTTGGTTTCTATCTAAATCCGCAGAGTCTGAAGAAACTGTTACACGGAAATCGTATAAACCTCTATCTCTTCGGATAGCGTCCAATATTGGATTCACCGCATTTAAGAAATCTTGTCTTACTTTATCATCGTTTTGTTCGAATAACAATCTCACCGAAACCGCTGAAATCAATTTACGAGCTTGTAATAACAATCTTCTTACGTTTATTCTGTCAAGCGCTGACTCTTTAATTTGAAGAGTTTTATTACCCCAAATTACCGTACCAACATCTGAGAAGGTTGCGATTGGGTTAATTCTTCCTTTGTAAAGAACGTCTCTATCTTCTTGAGTCAGTTTCTTACGTGCTTTGATAGCACTAACTATACCTCTTGTGTAACCCGCAGCCGCGAACCAAGGGAACGCTACGTTATCGGTTAACGCTAAGTTTTTAGTTACTTCACCTGTTGGTGGTAAGTAGATTTGTGTATTATTAACAGTATCTCTTACTAAAATCCATGGGTAATAAGTAGCCGTGTAGTTAGAGTCAACTCCCGCAGTTTCTAAATTATCTACGGCCTCTTGTGGTAAAATCATATCAATTGGGTCACCTAATGATGGTGTAAACAAGTTATAATCAGGTGTTGTTGTAATATAAACAGAATCCGCTCTATCAAACTCAATCATTTCGACTGCACTTCCAACCAAGTCTGAGTTATTTACATAATCAATACCAGGTGTTACAAATACGTTGATGTTAACCGCTTCAGGATTAGAGAATGTTTGAATCCCTAATAAGTAAGCGTAGTAGTCAGTATTTGCGTAATCAACTCTGTTTTGACCAACAGTAATTTGTTTAAATGCTCCCCAACCTGTTGCCGTAGGATATTTTAATGTTGGACAAGAACCTTTTAAGTAACCTGTTCTACCTAACACATATCTGTCAGAGTTTGTTCTATATTCTCTATAGATATCCCATCCGTCAAACCCTCCACTAACTAAGAAAGAGAATTTTCTAGCGTATAATCTGTAGTATGGGTTATCTTCATTATCGGGGTCTGAACTAAATTCAGCGTCACCACAAACGAATTCAGGGGTACCACTTGTTGAAAATGAGTTTGGTATTGTTATAACATTAGCGTTTTTATCCATATGGAATCCTTTAGTTCTATAAGACCATTCAGGACCTGTAACCGCGTCACACACTGACGTGTTTGGTATTTGTTTACCTTTATATTGGTAGAAATCAGTATCAATACCAACTGTATCTGAGATACCTAAGTAAGTTCTTCTAATATTATCACCAGGACTTGTAGAAACTGCGTTAGCGCCTGTTGATAAACCAAATGGTGGGTCGAAAACAACTTCACCTGGAAAATCGTATTTAGATTTAATTAATGGGAACGGTGAACGACTTCCAGCGTATGTTCTAGTTGTAAACCCTAAGAATCCACATGGTAATGCGTCAATCGGTGCGTCTTCATTAAGTTCAATCATTAAATATTTTGAATTCAATTGGTATTCACCATCAGATGTTCCAACTTTTTTACCAATGTAATTGTTATCATTTGGGTTCATATTACAGTTAGTGAATTTCTCAATAACTACAGGATTATTATCAGTATCGAAGAAATCTCTAACTAATACGTCAAATGTTCCGTTGTTAAATGAGATATTCGCGATAGAAATTTTTACTTCTGTATTAGCGTCTTCACCATCAGAAATTGTGATAAATTTAAATAAGTTAAATACTTTAGAACCTCTCAACTCAGAAACAACCCATGGTGATGATGGTGATTGGTATTTCTCTAAATAGAAACCGATTGAACTATTACTTTCACTTCTTGCGGAATCTAATGCGTTTAATTCACAACTTAAACCTCTAACATAACCTTTTCTATATGCGTTAATTAATAAAGTTGCGTATGACTCCTCAACAAATAATGGAATAGATTCTCTGTCTTTACCAAAATTCGATTTACCAAAAACTTTACTAATGTATTTTGAATCTGAAGTAGATAATGAAGTCTCGAAGAATAAATTAGTTCCGTCCGCTTTATTGACATTTAAACCAAACGTTGAGAATGGGTTTTTAGTAACACCTGAATAACCACCTGTACATACCATACTAACATCTGTTAAACCTGATACTTCATAAACCGCACCATTGTCACTACCATAAGTCGCTAAACCTCTTGAACGCATTGTTGCAATAACTAAATCATCATAATCTGTAAAAGCCGTACCTGAATAAACATAAACTCTACCCACTAAAGTACCTGTATAACAATGAACAGGTTTTGCGGTTGTGGTAGTTGTAGTTGTTGTTGGAACAGGTGTAACACAAGGATTAGTTGTTGTCGTTGTTGTTGTTGGATTAATTATTGTTGTTGTAGTTGTAACAGGTATTAATGATAAAGTTGTGACAAATGACCAAAAAGAATAACCTGTATAAGCCCCACTACCAATATTATCAAATAAAGCGTAGTACCAAGAATCATTTTGAGGTGCCGTGTAAACCGCACTTGATGAATCAACACCATCAACATCAAATACGTTAGTTGAACCAGTGAATGCTGATAAAGTAACATAGTCAGAATGAGGTATAGTACCATAATAATTAATTGAACTTAATTCTGTTGTAGGTTCATTTAATATATTAAAAATTTGTAGTTTAATATCGGTATTTAATGTTGAAATACTATTATCGAAATTTTCATACGGTAAATTAAGTTTAGACGCAATTTCATCAGGAAATTGTGTTGGGTCTAAGAACGTGATACCGTCAATACTATTATTACATCCTGAGAAATCAATTGCAAAATCAATCGTTTTGAAATCGACACATTCTGTAACACAATCAACTGTTGTTGCACTTTCACAAAAGAAATCAACTGTTGTTTTATCAACGTTTGCTTTGGTTGTTATAGACCATGAAGGTCCCGCGTCGTACCCCGATAATCCTAATATTCTAGTAACGAACAATTGATTAGATTGTTGTAAATAAGATTTCGCAATGTAAGACGCTTCATACTTAGGGATTTGTGTATTCACAAATTTTTCAGGAGATGTTCCCCCAAAGTAAGATGTAAACTCATCAAAGTTAGTGATAAAAATAGGTTCGAAAGCTGGACCTTTTAAAGTTTCACCTACGATACCTAATGTAGTAACACCAACACTTTGAGCTACAAAACTCAAATCGACCTCGGATGTGTAAACCCCAGGTGATACGAATACTTTACTGTTTGTCGCCATTATTTTTTGGTTTTTTTATTTGTTTAATTTATTTTATTGATAAATATTCTGAAAAAAACCAAAGTGCTTTACTTTGTGGCAAGTATTTATAAATTAGGTAGAATATATTCTGCCTTTTTTCTACTATGGAAAATGAAGGGAAAGAGATAAAAAATTTAAAGATTTCGAAAGAGGCACACGATGTCCTAAAGAAGTATTGTGAGAAACGTGGTATTAAAATTTACAGGTTTCTTGAAAAGTTAATAATGGATAAGTGTAAAGATTCTAAAGATATCTATGGGGAGAATTAAAGTAGTGTACTATTTAACTCAATAATACCTTCCTTAGTATCGTCGTATTTAACAACTTCAATTCGTAATCTATCACCTGTGTTTATTTGTATTACAGATAAATCACTACCGTAATAATCATCATTAATATAAACATCAAATGAGTCTATATTTGAAAGATTACCGATATTAATATCCACTCTATAATTAAATAATTCAGTTAATATATTATTACCAACAACAAATAATGCGTTAGTTGATAAACTATCAGGGTTTGTATTTTCGTGTTTAGCTTTTTTACTTTTATTAGTCGATATCTCTAATACTTGTAATACCCTCGATATACCAGGTGACACCTCAAACTCATCTTCATCAATTAAAAACCCTAACATTGTGAATTCATAACTTTGAACATAATACTTTCTTTTTTCAATATCATTAACCGACTCGTCAGTAATACCATTCATTATTATTGGAATGTAATGACCTTTTATATTGGTATAAGCTTGTCTTGATGAAAATTTCTCTAAAACAATTTGATTAAATTTATTTAATTCCCTCATTCTATTACAAACAATCTTAACTTGGAATGTTATATCTACAGGAACAGGTTGTGGTATTTTATAAATGTCCAGACCATTTCTTTGTCCATCCCAAGTAGGTACTTGAGCGTAAAAAAAATGTTTTCGGTTTGGTATTGTATAAACAGTTGACGGGTTTGTCCCGTATTTAACTTCAGGAACTCTAACAATTGTGATAAATGGGGGTTCTACGTTTTTGTCGATATTTTGAATATCCCAAGTTTGGGCAAACTGAGCCCAATTTTGTGTTGTTATTAAAATATCAATCATGGGGATTATTTTACCTGAAACAATAGTTTTCAAATCTGTTTTAACAAATTCTATCATACCACCATCCAAATCGGCATGAAGAATTGATTTAGGAAGGTAAGTACCGTCTCTATTAATCTTTTCAAGCAACTCCTCTCTTCTCGGATACCCAACTTTCTCATCCGTTAATGGGATATGTTTCTTTATTTTTTTAGGTAACGCCATTTATTTTTTTTCATTATTATGTCTACATTTATGACAAATATACGGGTCGTCACCACCCTCGTCTAAACTCCAATTCCAATTACATTTATCACAAAAAACTTCGTTATCAATAACACGTTCAATTAGTTTTAGTTGTTCTTCTGTTATAATCAGTTTCATAATCCTTTAAATTCATTTGGTCCAACAGGTGATGCAATAATTGTTCTATAAAATGGTTTATACCCACCATAAGTATGTTTATTATCAGAAACAACACGACCATCATTATTTACGGTATAGTATCTAACTAATGATTCAGTTTCATAATAACCAAGGTAATCTCCGTACTCAATATCAATTCCCAATTCATCCAATTGTTTTTGATAAACGGAAACACGAATGTTACCAGGTTCAAATTGTTCAATTTTAGAAGTGGCAACATTTTTATTTTCGGGGGCCAGAATTTGAATAAACGCTTTAAATTCTATTGGTGGTAAAAACTTAATACCATCACTAACGGTTTCACCATAAACATTGTCGGTTATGGTTTTTTGTTTGTCAATTCTATATAACACCACTGTAAAGTTTAAGTCACCATGTAACCATTCTTCACCCATAGATATATCTAAGTCGAAATCTTCCGCACCGAAAAATTTACCTAATCTTGTTATTGGAACTTTATTATTTGACATATTGATAAATATCTTAATTATGATTATTATTTATTAATATAATATAGTTTTGGAAAATAACGAAATAAAACATAATTTTGAAGTAATTGAAAGGAAAGCTCTTAATATATTGGAAGAATATAATGGTGCTAACAATTTTTTAATTAATTTAAAACAAAAATTCTTAACCAATAAGAATTTTGTTCCTACACGTTCACAATCAGATTACGTAATATCATACTCAGATGTAACACCAAAGGTTGCTAAGAAATGGGTCGAAATCGACCCCTATTTCGCTAAGAAAATTTCTGATGAAAAATTGTATACAACCGTACCTAAAGAAATTTGGGTTGAGAAATTATTAGTTGAGAAAGATAAGGCTTACCATATTTGGGGTAAAGTATTTTCGGGAGAAACATTACACGACTTTTGGATGCCTAAGGGTGCGTTGATTAAAACACATACAACTGAAAAAGTAACCGTAGATTATTCTAAGTACAGTAATAGACCACCATTAGAACACCAAAAAGAAGCTATTGAGAAATTAGTGGGTACGAGACGTTTTATTTTGGCTGACGATATGGGTTTAGGAAAAACCACAAGTACAATTATTGCCGCTTTAGAAACGGGGGTTAAAAAGATTTTAATAATTTGTCCTGCGTCTTTGAAGATAAATTGGCAACGAGAAATTGCTAACTATACGGATAGAAGTGTGTATATTGCTGAGGGTAAAAACTTCTCATTAGAACACGATTTT